ACGCTACATTGGTCGCCAAACAGCGGCTCTTTCTGTAGAGGGAACGACTGAAACCAGCACTCCGTTGACGCTGAACAAGCAATACGGCTGTGACGTTTCTTTCACCTCCGCAGAGCGCACTCTGGACATTGATGACTTCGCTGACCGCATCCTGAAACCGATGGTAGCCACCGTTGCAAACATGATTGACTATGACGGTCTGCAACAATACCTGAATGTATGGCAAACGACCGGCACAGCAGGCACTACGCCCGCTACTTCCGGCGCGTATCTTGCTGCACAGACCATTCTTGATGACGCAGCGGCTCCCCGCGATGGCATGAGAAATCTCTGCATCAGCCCGAAAGCTAACGAGGTTATTGTCCCGGCTCTGCAAGGTCTTTTCAACCCTCAGAAAAATATCTCTGACCAGTATGAAAAAGGCATGATGAGCAAAGACACTCTCGGCTTTAACTGGTACATGGACCAGAACATTGCCCGTCATGCAACCGGTGTCTATGCTACCCCCGGTATCGTGAACGGCGCAGTTGCCTCTGGCTCTGTTGTGGTTACTGACGGCTGGACTGCTGGCGACCAACTTGTAGCTGGTGATGTTATCACCTTCGCTACAGTGTTCGCTACTAATCCGCAAAGCCGTCAATCCACTGGCCGCCTGCAAAACTTCGTTGTAACGTCCACCACGACTGCCAATGGCGGCGGTAACATGACTATCAATGTTGCCCCAGCGATGGTATTCGGCGGCGCTTACCAAACCGTGACATCTGTATCTGGCGACCTGCCCGATAACGATGTTATCGCAGTTGTAAGCGGCGCTTCGGGCGCTGTCGGCGTACAAAACTTGGCGTTCCACAAAGATGCGCTGACTTGTAACTGCCGCGTGGCGTACACGAAGCTGCCCGCGTCCAAAGCAAGAAACTTGGCCTCGCCATTCGTATGGTCACGGCGTATGACATCAACAACGACAGGTTCCCGACTCGTCTGGACTTGCTCGGTGGTTGGGCTACGCAGCGTCCTGAACTGGCTTGCCGCGTTCTCGGCTAACAATAACGGGGAGGGCGTGAAAACCCTCCCCACTTTTTTGAAGGGATTACTAACATGGCCGAAAATACAGAAACCACGTCCATCATTGGCAACATCAGCGGCGCTTTCCCTGATGGCCTGTCAAACATTGTTCTTGCTAAAGACGCAGATGACAACAAAGTATCTATCGTTGTTGCCGCGTTCACTGATGCTGATGCTACTACGCTCGGTGAGGGTTCACTCGTTCTTGACCCGACCATCGGCGCAGGCAAACTCGGTGTTGTCAGCAACGGCTTGATTCAGACCGTTACTATCTAACATAAATGAAAGCCGGAGGGGTCATGTGTCCCTCCGGCGCTTCATTAGAAGCGGAGTAAGCTATGGCTACTGCCCTCACGATTATCGAAGCAGCATTACGTAACATTGGAGCGCTTGCTATCGAAGAAACCGCTACAGCAGCGGAAGCGCAAGACGCGCTAAATGCCCTAAATAACATGATTGCCACATGGAACACTGAGAATCTTATGATTTATTCAGTATCGCCGGAAGTGTTTCCGGTTGTAGCCAATCAGCAATCTTACACGATGGGTCTGGGGGGCGACTTTAACACAGCGCGTCCGGTATTGATTGAAAACGCATATATGCGCGACTCAGCCGGAAACGATTACCAGATTTCCATTGTAAACTACGAGGTTTATAGCGCCATTATTTCAAAATATACATCAAGTGCGCTGTCTACCGTTATGTATGATGACCAGAATTTTCCGCTTAAAACGCTGTTCTTCTGGCCAAAAGCGTCAGATGCTTCGTATAGTTTCGTATTGTGGACTTGGAAGGCGATAACGTCATTACCTACATTGACAACGCCGATTTCTCTGCCGCCGGGCTATCAATCCGCGCTGGAGTATAATCTAGCGGTTTGGTTATCGCCTAGATATGGACGCCCGATTACGCAAGATTTAAAGGATTTAGCTATCAGCACAAAAGGGCAGTTGAAGCGGGCGAATTATGAAGTAAAAGAGCTTGTATTCGACCCAACGTTGACTAAGAGAGGCCGCGTTTTCAACTGGCTTACGGGAATATAGAAAATGCGTATTCCCTTTGTCGGATTATCATACGTTGACCGTTCTCTTTCTCTGGACGCTCAGAGGACGGTAAACTTTTATCCGGTAAAGTCAGAGGTCGAAGATTCTAAGGCACCGACATTCCTTCGCGCCACGCCCGGATTATTTCTTGGCCAAGACCCGTCGGGTGATTTTATCGGGTATGATTTAGACAGTACCACGCCTGTTTCTCCGCCTGATGATGGTGGAACTTTAGTGCCATGCGGGGAGCCTTTTATCCTTGACCTGACTTTCCCCGGCTCGGTTCTGGATATAACGACGGATGCCATCTATACATTTACACAAGACGTAAGATTCCCAATTCAGGCGTTTTCCGTCAGCGAATGGGGCGTCGGCCCTCATTGGGCATTGGGCGGGTTTACCGGACAGGGCGATGGCGCGTTTATCAACGGAAGTTACATCTCCGTAGATTCATCTATTAATGACCAAATATTTACTGCCACGCTCACAACTAACGCAGCAGACGCAAGAGCTAACATTAGCAATACATACGGCGCTGCATCTGAGGACTATGTGTATATTAGTGTGAGGTCTGGCATTCTTCCAGACCCTCCGGACACAGAAACCACCGGCTTCATTTATTCTGTTTTCCATCCAGATAGAAGCCTTAATACTTGGTTACTGTCTCATTATGAGGAAGATGGCCTAAATGAATATTTTAGATTTAGCGCCGGAGAGAGTTTGTATTTAGCACAACAAACCGGAATATTTTTTGACAACGCTACAGGGATGACAAATTTGCGCCTTCATCTTGTGGGGGAGGCCGCATGTTAATGGCGGGAAGATAATGGCAATCCGAGGCGGTCATGAAGCAGAGGGAAGGGCGTTTTTCGTCAAGGACGCTTCTTTATTTGAGGTATTCGAGAATGGGTCATTCATTAATCGGGGCAGTTTGGTTACTGCTTCTGGCAACGTTGCTTTTGCCGATAATGGTCTACAGCTTGTTTTTGTGGACGGCCCTAACGGCTATATCTTTAGTCTTTCGACTAATTCGCTTTCTCAGATTGTTTCTGAGGGTTGGTTAGGCGCAACTTCTGTTTGTTTTATTGACGGATATTTTATCTTTAACAAGCCGAATACACAGCAATATTACATTAGTGCGCTCTACGATGGAAGCTCTATAGACGGCCTTGATTTTGCATCTGCTGAGGGGGCGCCTGATGACCTTATAGCCGTTCATGCTGTTCACAAGGAACTATGGCTTTTGGGAGAGAATAGCGTAGAAGTAGCTCAAAATACCGGAGCTGCTGATTTCCCATTTGAGCGTATTGACGGTGCGTTTATTGAATATGGATGCGCTGCCGCCGCGTCAGTCGCCTCTACGGCAAATACAATTTTCTGGCTTGGACAGGATAAACAGGGATTCGGCCTAGTGTGGATGGCAGAGGGTTATCAGCCAAAGCGCGTATCTTCTTTCGCCCTAGAATTTGCCATTCAGGGGTATGAGAATGTTCAGGACGCCGTTGGGTATACATACCAAGAGGACGGTCATTACTTCTATGTCTTGAATTTTCCGTCTGCCAATACAACATGGGTGTTTGACATTAATAATGGTCAATGGCACGAAAGGGCGTTCTGGAATACAACGACGGGGCAGTACGAGAGGCATAGGGGCCAGTGTCATGTTGGTGCGTTTGGGAAGCATTTGATAGGCGATTATGCGACTGGTAAGGTATATGAGCAATCATTGAATTATCTTGACGATAACGGTAATGTTATCCGGCGTATGCGAACATCTCCGCATGTGTTCGACTCTGTGGATTTGAATTATATCACATACCATCGTTTCCAGTTAGATATGCAGGTTGGTGTTGGCTCTAGCGTAGACCCAGACCCACAGATTATGTTGCAATGGTCAGATGACGGGGGGTATTCGTGGAGCAATGAACACGCCAGACCCATTGGGGTTATAGGGGCATATAAAACGAGGGCTATTTGGCGCAGATTGGGGCGCGGCAGAGATAGGGTATGGCGCGTTATAACGTCTGCTAGGGCAAAATTAACATTGATTGCGGCGCATGTTGCGGCGTCAAAGGGGATAAATTGACAGACCCAGTATTACCGCCCCCGCCATTGAGGTCAAGGATAACCCTGAGAGATGGGTTGCTTAATCCTGTATGGTTGCGTTGGTATAATAGATTTTATGAATCTGTGCGTGTAGCAACGGGATATGTTACGGGGCCTAAAATATCTACACCCGGAGAGGTGGCATTATTTGATTCAGCAGATGGAAGGTTTATCACTGGCGGTGGGATATTAGGGTCTATGGCGTTTAATAATGTCGCAGACTTCCCCCGCAGGTCTGAGTTTTCTCCTGTAGCATTTACGGGTGACTTCTGGGATTTAATTAACCAGCCGAATTATTTTCAGACCGTATCTGTTGCCGGACAGGATGATGTTGTTCCAGATAGCATTACGGACACACTGACTTTTTCTAATGGCGGAAGTGTAGATATAACGACTGATGCCCTATTGAAAACAATAACTATCGGCGTATCTGATGGAGATAAGGGAGACATAGTAGTTTCTGCTTCTGGCACAGTATGGATGATTGATAGTGATGTTAATCTCCCCGGAAACCCAACAACAACGACACAATCTCCGCTTGATAACTCAACCAGAATAGCTACTACTGCCTATGCAGATTCGGCTGTGGCAGCAAGCGCATTTATACTAGAGGCTGACTATACCAACTCTTTCCTGTTGATGGGGGCATAGATGACACTTACATTAAAAGTCCTCGGTCAATCGGCTCCGGCAGCAATAA